TTTAATTGATTTTGGTAATGCTATCAAAGATAATCTCATTGAAAGATTTAATAGTTTTTTAGATACTTTAGGATATTTAGCAAGTGCGGTTAAAAAAGTATTTAGTGGAGATTTTGCAGGAGCATTAGACGACGTTAAAAGTGCAGGTAAAGAATATGTTGACGTATTAACAGGTGTAGACAATTCGGTAGACAAGATTGTAGAAACAACAAGTAAAGTAACTAAAAGCATAGTTGACTACACTAAATCTACTATAGAATCTGCACGAGCAGTAGTTGACTTAAACAAACAAGCAGAGATTGCTGCGGTTATTAATCAGGGTCTTATTGAGAAGTACGACAGACAAGCCGAACAACAAAGACAAATAAGAGATGACGAAAGTAAAACTATTGAGGAACGTATTGCAGCAAACAACAAGTTAGGCGAAGTATTAGAGGAACAACAGAAGTTAATGCTTGAAAACGTAGATATTACGATAAGAGCAGCACAAGCAGAATACGATAAAAACCAAAACCAAGAAAACTTAATCGCTTTACTTGAAGCACAAAACGAAAGAGAAGCGGTACTTGCACAAATAGAGGGATTCCGTTCTGAACAATTAATTAATAGAATATCTTTAGAACGTGAAGCAGCAGACTTGAAGAAAGAGGCTGATGAAGCAGAAATTGAAAGAAAAGAAGAACTAAAACAAAAAGAATTAGAGTTAGCAGAGGCAAAGAAACAAGCTACTTATGATGCTTTAGATGCAACAATAGATGCAGCAGGTGCAGAGACTAAGATAGGTAGAGCATTGTTTATTGCTAAACAAGCTATCTTAATAAAAGAACAGATAGCAGAAGCTAAAGCCACTTTGCAAAGAATTGCATTGAGAGCAAGTGAAGCTACTGTTGATATAGCTAAAGGTTCTGCATCTACTGCTAAAGTAGGATTCCCACAAAACATCCCTTTGTTAATTGCTTTTGCAGCACAAGCCGCAGGTATTATATCAAGTGTTAAGTCGGCAGTAAATGCAGCTAAAGGGTCTGCATCATCTATGGGAGGTGGAGGTGTAAGCGGAGGTCGTGGAGCAGCAGCACCACAAGCACCATCTTTTAACGTTGTAGGCGCAGCACCTGAAAACCAATTGGCACAAGCAATAGGCGAACAGGAACAAAAACCTATTAAAGCATTTGTAGTAAGTAACGAAGTATCTAACCAACAAGCCTTAGACAGAAACATTGAACAAGGTGCTGCAATAGGGTAACAAAAACTAAAAAAAAGTATTGTATTAATATGGACATAGTAGAACTATTTATTGACGAAGAAGATGCTATTGGAATTGAAGCAATTTCAGTTGTTGAATCTCCTGCAATCGAAGAAGATTTTATTGCACTTAAAAACCAAGAGTTTAAACTTGCAGAAGTAGATAAGGAAAAGCGCATCTTAATGGGTGCTGCTTTAATTCCTAATAAACCCATCTACCGTAGGAACGAAGAAAACGAATACTATATTTATTTTTCAAGAGACACGGTAAGAAAAGCTAGTGAGTTATTCTTTATAAACGGAAACCAAAACAATTCTACTTTAGAGCATCAAGTACCTTTAACAGGATTGAGTGTAGTTGAATCTTGGATTGTAGAAAGCGAAAAAGACAAGACTAGACACTACGATATGGAAGTTCCAGTTGGAACGTGGATGGTATCTATGAAAGTACTAAATGAAGAGATTTGGAATGACTACGTTAAAACAGGAAAAGTAAAAGGTTTCTCTATTGAGGGTTACTTCGCAGACAAAGCAGAAAGACCTAAAGACAAAGATTTAAAAGAAGATTTAGAGGAAGAAGCACAAGAATTAGTTGAAGAACTAAGACAAATGCTTAAAGGGGAAGAACTAGATTCTTATGCAGATTATCCTGATGCTGTTTCTAATAATGCTAAACGTGGTATTGAACTAAACGAAAAAGTAAACAATAAATGCGCTACACAAGTAGGCAAAGTAAGAGCGCAACAATTAGCAAAGAAAGAAGCGGTTACAGTCGAAACTATTAAAAGAATGTTTAGTTACCTATCAAGAGCACAGGAATACTACGATGAAGGCGATAGTGAAGCCTGTGGAACTATATCTTATCTTTTGTGGGGTGGTAAAGCAGGATTGCGATGGGCAGGAAGTAAACTAAGAGAATTAGACCTATTAGAAGCATCTTTAAAAGAACCTTGTCAAGCAGGATATGAAATGATAGGATTTAAAATAAAAAACGGTAAAAGAGTACCTAACTGCGTACCAATAGACTAATGGCAAAAAACACAGCATACAGAGTACACGTAGAAGATGTAACTCAATCGGTAGTAGATAATGTAAACATTGAAGATGGTGCAATGCTACGCACAGATGATGCTCTTTATATGGGGCACAACAATAATAACGTGGTTGTATATCCACAAGATGTTACTACTATTGGAGGTTGGGCAAGATATGATGACACTACTTATACTTCACTAAACAAACTATCCTTAGCGGATGGAGTTGAGGTTGTATTGCCTAATAACGCAGGAAGTGTTTACAGAAGTCATCCTTCAATTACTTTTTACAACGGTACTAAGGTATTGGCGGTAAACGAAAACGATGTTTACCAAATGACAGTAGTTTTTAGATACTCTGCTGCCAATGCGAATCAAACATATTTGAGTATGCACTTTGAAGGTGGTAATGGAACTCCTTATGACAGAATCAAAAGTGATATTGTTTTCGCAAAAGGCAATGACGTAACCCACGACTTTCACGGTGTATTCCAATATTACGCTGATGCAGATTTTGTGACCAATGGTACAGAGTGGAGAATAACCGCTAATGGTGGTACAGCTAAGATATGGGATATCATCTATTTTATACAACGAACACAAAACGCAGACTTTAGTTAATGAGACGAGAAAACCAAGACAGATACCCAAGTCCGCAAAACGACAGGAGAGGTTGTTTATGTAAAGACGGTAAGACTTATTCACGTAAATGCTGTGATGGTAGTTTCCAAGCACAGGGAATAGGAAACATTACGGGAACAGAGTAAAAATATAACAAACAATTATTTAATTTATTGTATTAATACATTCAATTTATATGAAAGCAACAGATATGTTAAACAAAGTGAAAGAGGTTCTTGGTGTAGAACTAGAAACCCAAGAAGTAAAATTAGCACAGGCTACTTTGGAAAACGGAACTGTTATTGAAAGTGAAGAGTTCGCTGCTGGAAGTGAAGTGTTCATTGTAACAGAAGATGAAAAGGTAGCATTACCAGTAGGCGATTACACTCTCGAAGATGGAGAAATCCTTAAAGTAGAGGAAGAAGGTATTATCGCATCTATTGGAGCAGCAGAAGAAGTTGAGGAAGAAGCATCCGAAGAAGTAGAAGCTGCGGAAGAAGAAGAAATGGGATATGCAACTAAGCAGGATTTAGCAGAGGTCAAAGAAATGATTGAAGAAATCAAGTCAATGATTGAGCCTAAAGAAGAAATGAGTGAGGAAGCACCTGAAGAAACTAAGGAAGAACTTAGTGAGGAAGTAGAGGAAGTTGAACTAAGCACAGAAGAACCTGTTGCTAAAGTGACACATAATCCCGAAGCTGAAACTAAGAGAAACTTAAACTTATTCGCACAAAAAAGACCAATGACAACTGCGGATAAAGTGATGCAAAGAATTGCAAACATTAAAAAATAAACTAATAAATAAATAAAAAATGCCAACAACAACTAGCGTTACTAGTACTTATGCAGGAGAGTTTGCAGGACAATATATTTCTGCTGCTCTATTAAGTGCTAACACAATCGAAAACGGAGGGATTACAGTTAAGCCTAACGTAAAATTTAAAGAGGTAATTAAAACTATCTCAACTGATGACATCGTAAAAGATGCTTCTTGTGATTTCACAGCTACATCAACTCTTACACTTGACGAAAGAGTATTGCAGCCTGAATATCAGCAAGTGAACTTACAACTTTGTAAAGCTGATTTCCAAGATGATTGGGAAGCTATCTCTATGGGCTTTTCTGCTCACGACACCTTGCCTTCATCTTTTTCTGACTTCTTGATTTCTCACGTTGCTGCTAAAGTAGCACAAAGAACAGAGCAGTCAATTTGGGAAGGTTCTACTGCTACAAGCGGTCAATTTGATGGATTAACTACTCTTATTGCTGCTGATGCTAACTTACCATCAGGAAACGAAGTAACAGGAACAACTGTGACAGCTTCAAACGTAATTACAGAGTTAGGGAAAATTGCTGATGCAGTTCCTTCCACTCTTTACGGAAGTGAAGATTTAAACATCTACGTTTCTCAAAACATTGCAAGAGCGTATGTAAGAGCGTTGGGTGGATTTGCTGCTGATGGAGTAGGTGCTGCAGGTACAAACGCAATGGGAACTCAATGGTTCAACAACGGAGCGTTAACCTTTGACGGTATCAAAATCTTTGTTGCAAACGGACTAGCGAATAACGTTGCAGTTGCAGCGGAAAAATCAAACTTATACTTTGGTACAGGATTGCTTTCTGACCACAACGAAGTAAAAGTGATTGATATGGCTGACATTGACGGTTCTCAAAACGTAAGAGTTGTAATGAGATTTACCGCAGGTGTACAGTATGGTATTGTTGATGACATCGTAACTTACGGTATCACTAACTCTGCTAACTAAGAAAATAATTAACTAACTTAAAGGGGTGGGTAAGCCGAGTATGTGCCTACCTACCCTTTTTTAATTTATAAAATATGGCTTGTGATTTAACTAAAGGTAGAAAAGAACCCTGCAAAGATGTAGTTGGTGGTCTGAAAGCTGTTTACTTTACCGATTTTGGAGACTATGGTACGGTAACGCAAACGGATGACGAGATTACAGATATGAGTGGTACTTTTACTGCCTATAAATACGAATTAAAAGGAAATAGTAGCTTTGAACAAGCTATTACTTCAAGCCGTGAAAACGGTACTACTTTCTTTGAGCAAACATTAAACCTTACACTAAAGAAATTGTCTAAGGAAGATAACAAAGAATTAAAGCTATTAGCATTCGGCAGACCTCACGTTGCAGTTGAAGATTATAACGGAAATGTTTTTGTTATGGGTCTTGAACACGGAGCGGAAGTAACAGGAGGTTCGATTTCAACAGGTGCAGCAATGGGAGACCTTTCAGGTTATACCTTAACGCTTTCAGCATCTGAATTGAAACCTGCTAACTTTGTATCAGCACCAACAGCAGCAGACCCATTCGATGGAATGATTAGTGCAACTGTAACTGTAACAGAGGGAACAAACTCTTAATAGGGTATTTTCATTTGATAAATTAGGGGGCTTTACGCCCTCTTTTTTTTGCTTTATAAATAACAAAATCCAAAAAGTTTTATTGTATTAATATG